ATATATCAGACCGTTAAGGAGATGCGGAATGGACGGCGCGACAGTTGATCTAAGGCTGATAATAACGATCTTAGGGGTGGCAGCTAGTATATTCGGCGGTGCGGCTGTTGCGAAGATGCGAATCAAAGATCTTCAAGAACATATTGCTGACATTCATGCCACTCTAAAGGCTAATGATAAGAGAATAGACATTTTGGAAAACGGCTCATCCGTTACTTCCCAGAGATTAGATATCCTGGCAAAAATGAATAGTCCTGAGAACTTGCGACGGGATCATATAGCGATGGCAGAGCTAACTTCGAGCGTGATGCAGCTTCGTAAGGAAATGGATCATCAGCTACACATTCACAACGGGAAGCATATACCTGTAGCGAGTGAAAGGGCTGGAACATAATGGATTGGACAAAACTAGGAACGAGCCTGATCCCCCTGGTACTTGGAGCGCTATGGTGGGTTATAAGTTCGATACAAGCCACAAATGCACAATTAAGCCAATTACAGGCCAATATGATGCAACTGATCGATCCTCAAGGACAAATCATACCAAGTCCAGGTAATGCATTAGAGCGACAAGCATTACGTGAGGACTTAATGCATTCAATTCACGATTTGCAAGTTAGGATTAAACTCCTTGAAGCAAGCCAGGAGAGATTGAAATGATCCAAGCGTTAATTGGTCCTGTAACTGGGCTGCTAGATAAGTTCATTCCTGACCAAGACACCAAAATAAAGCTCGCTCATGAGATAGCGACGATGGGTGAAAGACATGCTCAAGAAATAGCCCTTCAACAAATCGAGGTTTTAAAAGCCGACGCAAAAGGCAACTGGTTTCAATCAAGTTGGCGACCTTTAATTGGTTGGATTTGCGGGTTTGGGCTTGGCATAAATTATTTAGTTAGCCCTATTTGCGCTGGTTTTGGGATAGTTATTCCTCAGGCAGATATGTCTGTTATGATGCCATTATTATTTGGTATGCTTGGATTGGCCGGGATGCGGTCTTTCGATAAGGTTAAAAAGACGGAATCAAAATAATGGCAAAGCAAAATGTCGGAGCGGTATGGAAACCCGAATATAAGCCTAAGAAAACTTCCATCGGTAATTCGGTTCATACTAAGCTAAATTCATCGAAGCGCGGTAAACGACGCAAGCCTTACAGAGGCCAGGGGCGCTAAATATGCTTTTAAAACGATTTGCAGAGGCGTGGGTGGCTTGTCTCACTATGATGGTGCAAGGAAACCTATTTGAACTAACGCTCGAACATGCCCTAAAAGCGTCCAAAACAGGCGCAATATCAGCAATCGCATTTTGCATCGCTACAGCAGTTTTTAAGGTTTATGATAAAGTCGTGATTGCGACGATAATGGGCGTATTGACTGGATTGACTGATTACATGGTTCATCCAACCCATTTCGGACCTGGATGGAGTGAGGCGGCTGCAACTGGTATGATAGCGGCGATCCTTTGCTACATTGCCGAAAGACAAAAAACCCAATGATGGAGCGATTGCGCCAATTACTCGAACACGATGAAGGTTGTGTTTATGAGGTTTATTTGGACCATTTAGGAAAAGAGACTTGTGGCATTGGTCATTTAATCGTGCCATTTGACAAGGAATTTGGATGGCCAGTTGGAGCGCCAGTATCAGAAGAGCGGGTTGCAGAGCTATTCAAGCAAGATGTGACGATAGCCCTAAACGATGCAAAATGGCTAGTTCGAGATTTCGATGATTTGCCAGAGGATGCACAAGTAACGATTGCATCGCTTTGCTTCCAATTAGGCCGATCACGCTATTCTAAATTCGTTAAACACCTAGCAGCAATTGAGGCGAGAAACTGGAAGGCAGCAGCGGATCAACTGAGAGATAGCAAACTATACAAACAAACCCCCAATCGCACTGAGCGACACGCAAAACGGCTTGAGGGCATTGATTAGCGCAAAACACATTGGCACTGCTGGCGAACATTTAGCTTGCAGCGTGTTATTCGGGTTCGGTTGGAGTCCATCGATTATTGATGCTGAAGGGATGGATATTGTCGCTGTCAAAAATCAGGACATTTTGCGAATACAGGTTAAATCGACGCTAAAAACAAATGACAGTTGGTCGTATCAGTGGCAAGTCAGCAAGAGCATACCAAAAAGACCATTGACCATCGAGGATTGTGACATAGTTGCTTGCGTCGCCTTAGACATAAGAAAAATCGCCTTTTTCCATATTGAGAAAATAAATAAACAAATCACTCGACGATTGTCGGTTTCAAAAATCAATGCCGATGACATCGAAACTCGAACCTGGGAAGAGGCGCTTTCTCTTACTAGCCTTCAATCGCCTTAAAACTGATCGTTGATTGCCTCACAGTCCTTGCTGGTTTTGCTGGCGTTACTTTCTCTGGCGTCGCTTTATAGCTTCGAGTTGGCCATTTCAATCGATAACGCTGATTGCCGATCAAACCATAGGCGCTATCGTGCATCCCCATTAAGTTCATCAGGATTGCTTGCGCTTCGTCGATTTCAGCTTCTGCTATCTTCTTTCGCTCAGTCGCCTCAACCAACTGTTTAAGCGCATCAGCATGAAGGCCAGTTTTCGGGATCATTACTTCTGGCGCATCAGGCTTTGTTTTAGGGTAGGCAATTACACCATCTTTAGGACCATCGAGCGGAAATACTTCACCAGTTTCGAGGCGGTTATAAAAATCACCTAACCTGAATTTGATTTCGTTGATGATTTCTTCGTCGCGGTAATACAAAGCCAATCGTAAATCGATCCCTCGATACAAGGTCGCTACACAACCCCAAGTCCATCCGGTGCAAAGCAACTGAGCCTGTAATTGGATCGGACCTCTCCAGGGTGGAGGAAATGCTTCTGGTGGATAGCTGGTTAATTTAGCTTCGATGACGCCAGGACCATCAATAGTCATTTCATCCCCGCCTTGAGGGAAAACAGCAACATCGCTTTTAATTGTGAGATTATCGGCATAAGCACTAGCATCGAGGCTTGCAGCTAAATCTAAACCTTCAGCAAAAAAGGGCTTTGTGTGGAGCGTTTCTAAATCACGTACGCGAAGACGCTCTGCCGCCTTTTCTAAAATATGCGGCTCAAAAGTATTACCCCATTCCGCAGCTTCGCCAGCTTGATATTCATCAGGGATGCCGTCTCGATGATTGCGAATAGAGCGCAACAAACCATTTGGTGTAGTGTAAGGGCTGCATCCAAAAAGAGATGGCATTTGAGATGCGCTAACTTGGGTATTGGGCGTAATCTTGCCGACCATAGATTTTCTCCCGTTTATGGTTTGAATAGTTTATACTGTTTTTTGAGTGAGCGGGAGAAAAAAATGAAACCGGGTGGTGGCAGAGCAAAAGGCGCTCAATTTGAACGTCAAGTTGCTGCAATTCTCTATGATTTGACGGGTGTGACGTTTCGACGCGATCTAGAACAATATCGGGCTGCAAATCATGGCGATCTAATTGCAAATGATAGTGATTTCCCGTTCATCATCGAATGTAAAAGATACGCTTCAGGCACTACAGCTAGGCCGGATTGGTGGAATCAGGCTTGCAATGCTGCTAGCGCTCAAGGTAAGTGGCCAGCACTCGTTTATCGTTTCGACCGATGTGATACGCGGGTAAGGGTGCTTCTCGAAACATTGTTGACAAATCACGCTGGATCGGGAGCATGGATTGAGATGCCAATAGAAACTTTTGCAACTTTGGCATCAGAACTAATGGGAGAAAGCTAAATGGCTTTAATGTTAGATGAACCTCGCTCAAATGCAGCGAGCGGCGATTTCTTGCCGATTATTACTTTTGCGGCAACAACGGGAGAATGGTTAGCACATAACAGCGAAAACGATGGTAGCGGTTGGAATCGCACTAGAGATGAAATCGATATTCCTTGCAAGGTCGTAATGGACCTTGAGAACATCGAAGAAGGCTGGATTTTAATCGCTCAAGGTCATGTTGATATGGCTTTAGGTAAACACGGTGATGGTGTTCCTGATCGACCTAGCGCGGATCATAAGCCGGGTTTCAGAATTACGCTTGGAAACAAATCGTTAGGTGTGAGGCAATTTAGTCACACTGCGAAAACAGTTCGAGGCGCTATTTCAAGGCTTCACGATCAATGGATTAAAGAACGTGGAGCTAATCCTGGAAAAATGCCTGTAGTCGAGTTGGGTAAACCTGAAACCATTGAAATGGACGGAAAGAATGGACCTCTTCGTTTTAAAGCTCCAAGTTTTTCGATTGTGGGCTGGGTTGAAAATACTGCGCTTGAAAAAATCGCTAGTGGAGCTGGTTCCATCAATGCGCCTCAGAAAGAAGCTCCGCCTCCTCCACCTCCGAAACCGCTAGTGGAGCAAGACGACGACGAATTGTTTTAATTAACTACGGGGATCGGGATCAGTAGAAGGGCTGGTCCCGTTTTTCCTCTAACGGGAGAAAGTAATGGAAGGAAATGTCGGTCAAATAATGGCTGAAGTGGCCGTCTCTTATTGGGGCGAACCACAAAGTAAAAGAGGGTCAGAATGGCGTTGGGGAACGTATGGCTCTCGAACAATCGATCTAAAACGTGGTTGCTGGTTTGATTTCGAGGCTCAAGAAGGTGGCGGGATCGTTGATTTAATACGTCGCGAAGATGGCCAGGATGCTCAAGTCGGCGCAATCCTCGAACAACGTTTTAACGTTGAAGGTGGGCAAGCTGATACTGTAAGGCCACAAGAATGGCTTGCAAGCGCTTATGACTATATCGATCAATACGGCGAAATTCGCTATCAGGTTCTACGCTACGAACCAAAGACATTTAGACAACGATCACGCGGCTCTGATGGTCAATGGCGTAATTCGATGGAAGGGATTGAAGCACTACCCTACCATTTGCCGGATATACTTGCTCGACCTGATGATCCTATTTTTATCGTTGAAGGCGAAAAGGCTTGCGACGCATTACGAAAAACAGGCTTACTTGTAACAACCAGTCATGGTGGAGCGGGTAATTGGAAGCCAGAATTGGATCAATGGTTTTCTGATCGCCGAATCATTATTTTACCTGACAATGATGATGCTGGTTTTAATCATGCTGAAAAGATTGCTCGACGACTACATGGATCGGCGGAAGCGCTAAAGATTGTCCGATTACCTAATCTGGCTCCAAAGGGCGATATCGTTGATTGGCTCGATGCTGGGAACACGACGCAACAATTAAAGTTGCTGGTTAAAACGACTGACCTTTATGAACCGAGCGAAGATGAGCCAGAAATAGAGATTGTCGAAGAAGAGCAAGAATCTGTTTATGAGCTTTTCACTGCTGAAGACGCAATGACGATGCCACCAATCAGCTTTTTGGTTGATGGTTATTTGCCTAAGAAATCCTTTTCAATGCTCTATGGGCCACCAGGAGCGGGTAAGTCGTTTCTTGCTTTGGAAATAGCGCTTTCAATCGCTCATGGCCGACAGTGGCGCTCTAGGGATGTAGTGAAATCAGCCGTACTTTATCTAGCTTCAGAAGGCTTTGCTGGGATGGGTCAAAGGCTAAAAGGTTGGTACGCTCACAATCAAGTTTCGGATCACTGCGATTTAAGATTTATTCGTGTTCCTGTTGATTTTCTGCAAACTGAGGAAGTCGAGAAACTTATTAGAACGATCAATTTGGCGAACTTAAACGTTTCATTGATTGTCGTTGATACGGTCGCTCGATCATTTAGCGGCGATGAAAATTCTTCACAGGAAATGGGTGCTTTTATCAAGGCTTGTAGCGCTTTGGGTGCTGCTACTGATGCAGCGGTTATGGGTGTCCATCACTCCTCAAAGGATCGCTCCAGAGGCTTGCGTGGCTCATCAGCCTTATTGGGTGCAGTAGATACTGTTATCGGCGTTGATAAAGATGACGCTGGAATCATCACTGTTGCGATTGAAAAACAGAAAGATGCGGTCGAAGCCGAACCCATAAAACTAGCGTTGCAACAAGTTTCGATAAATGGCGGATCGAGTGCTGTTTTGATTGACGTTGATAATGATGCTGATGGCGATAATCGAACGCCATTAAATGCTAGAGAAAACATAGCCTTGGATGCTTTAACTAATCTTTTGATTGATCTAAATGTGCAAGAAGTCGAAGTCGCTAAATGGCACGATGCACATAAAGAAAAAGCTCCAGATACAACGCGTCCAAATAGATCAAAAGCTAGAGACGCGCTGCAAGTAAAAGGTTATATTGCTATAGATGGCGGCAAAGTTTGGCTTCGTCGCTAATGTAATCGGTCGAGCATTTCCTTCCCTGATGCTCTGACTGATCGCGCCCGCTCTGGGGTTTGCTTCTCCCGTGTGACCCTGGAGCGGGTCGCTTGTTTCTTATCACGAATAACAAGCTCAAATTGATTCATTCCCATAGGTCCGACTCTTCGATGCATCAGCCAAATATGGCCAGCTTTGTCGGCTCGAATATACGCGTCGATTGTGGCTTTTGAGACGGTTTCGGGTTTGTTGTAAGCAATCCAAGTATTGTCAGTTGCTGGTGATCGATAAGCGATTGCAGTCCATTTCGACATTTTTTCTCTCCTGTTTTTTCTTAAAATATCAAACCCCTAAATCGAGGCGAGAAAATTATTTTCCAAAAATGCAAATATTTTTGTTGACGGGCATATTCGTTAAAGTAAGATTAACAATATCGATAACGGGAGAAATCGAAATGACTAACATCCTCACATGGATCGAAGTTCTAATTAGTCTTTTTGAAACACCATCTAACAAATACGGGAGATAAAAATGTTAGAGGCGGCATTTGTTTGTTATGCGTTAGCTGTTTACTTCGAGAGCCGATCAGAGCCAGAAGAGGCGCAACGTCAAATCGTTCATGTCATTAAAAACCGGGTCAACCATAGTGGCTTTCCTGACGATGCTTGCTCGGTCGTTAAACAGCGCCATGCTTTCTCATTTTATTGGGATGGAAAGAGCGACAAGCCTAGAGAGCGTAAAGCCTGGGAACGTTCGATGCGTGTAGTTGAAGAGGCATTTGATGCGCCTTGGGAAAACCTTGGAGCGACTCATTACCATGCTGAATGGGTGCAACCAGGGTGGGCATCATCGCCAAAAATGCAAAAGCTCGATCAAATCGGCACTCACATTTTTTACGTGGAAACAAGAAGATGATTAGCGATATTGAGAAAATAGATCAGCTTATAGGCGATGGTTATCATCCGAAAGATATTGCGATGATGATTGGATCCAACGAAGCAAGTGTTCGGGTTCGAGCTTGCCAACGTGGATCGCTTAGACGCCGCATCCCAGTAAGGATAACACTATCGGTTGAAGCGTTTAATCGTGCAGAAAAGGCTGCTGAGAATAAGCGAGTAAGTATCGAAACATGGCTTCAACAAAGGCTCGAAAGGGAAGAATAGAGCATGATTTATAAGTTAGAATTACAAAACCAGATTGAAGAGATTTGCTGGTATCCAACGATGTTCGATGCGGTAGATGATTTAATTTGGCGCAATGAGGCCGCTGGAAGGAAAGTTGTGGTTAAAGAACGCAAAAGTAACAGCGCTCAATTCTCGCTAACCTACCCTGATTTGGATCGCACTATTGATGGAACTATCTGTCGATATGGCGTTGGTGGGAGAATTCCAATCGATCCAACTGATGTTCTCGATGACGTCGAAAAGATGCTCGATAGTGGTATTAGGCGACGCGAAATATGTCGGATTTTGAGCATCTCAACCAGCACGTATTTGAACGCAAAACGCATCATTCAGATAAGAAAAAAGACTCAAAATTGGCGAAACGGGATTGCGTAGATGTTTCAGGATGTTGCGGAACGTTGCCTTAACCAAATGGAAACGCTATTTGCTAATGATAACAATAGCTTATGTGATTGCAGGGAAACGTTGTGCAACGCTATGGAAACGCTTTCGATCCAAAATC